GACCGCCAAGTTGGGCGTTTTGGAGCTACCAATGATAGACAAAACGAAAACGAAGCCGTGGCAGCTCGCCGAAAAGCTGCGGGCCGCGGCAAATAGGTGCACTCGGCACGATGCAGATGTTGCGCTGCTGTGCGAGCACGCACTGCGCGCAGCGGATTGGCTTGAGGGCGAGGCGGAGGATTTGGCCAGGCTGGCTGGATCGGTGACACACCACAGCCTGGCTGGACGAGTCACGCCAGGGTGCGTGGTTTGGACCAACGTAAAGCTAAACCGGACCTGAAGGCCGCAACAGGAGCAACGATGACTGACCAAGCAACGCCGGCCAAGGTCCGGTTGACTGACGGGTTAGGCGGCTGGGAACCGCCAAAAGGCTGGACGGTGGAAACGCCCGAATGGTTGCCTGACTGCGTGGTGACTGGCAACAGCGCGTTGGGCTGGGTAACTGTGGACATGAGGGCGCGATTCTTCGACACCGGCATTGGCAAGCCGCGCCGCTGGTCGGGCCTGGAGAACAGCCCCGGCTTTGTGGGTAAGGGCTGGCAGCGCCGGATCATGGACGCAGCGGAAGAACACTTGCGCGCCTGCAATTCAGCAGCCTAACGATGGAATTGAGCGGCCCGGAACGGGTCCGCTCGAATGACGGGTTAGGCCCGTTTTAACCGGAGCGAGAAGGACTATGCACGAGATGAACACATGCGCCGTCATCGGCGCGACCGTCACCAAGGTGCCGGGGGGCGCGCGGCATCTTCCGATGGACCTCGACGGCGTGCCGGTGGACGTGTGGTACATCATTGATTCGGAAGACCCCGACATCGCGTGGGTGCTGGTCAACGGACTGGACGTGCACTGCCTTCTCTCGCCCGAGCACATGCGGATCGTGGACGACGCCATCCGCGCCGACGAAGCATGACCGCCCCTGACTGGTCAGGCCAGTCCGTGCTGGTCGTGTGCACCGGCCCGACGCTGGACATCCCGGCCGTGCAGGCTTCGCGCCTGCCCAGGATCGCGGTGAACACGGCCTACACCGTCGTGCCCGACGCGGACGTGCACTACGCCGGAGATGCCCTGTTCTGGCGGGTGCACCACCAACGGCTGCGCAAGGCTGTGAAGCGCCCGAACTTCTGGACCGTGGACCCGGGCGCTGCTGAACGCAACCAGATCAACCGCTGGAAGGGCGTGAACCGCAACGGCCTGGGCGAGACGATGGTGCACCTGAACGGCAACAGCGGCGCGCAGGCCATCAACCTGGCGTACCTGTTCGGCGCACGCCGGATTCTGGTGGCCGGCATGACGATGGCCGCACCGGCTGGGGAGCGCCACTTCCATGGCGACCATGAGTATCCTCTGGTACAGTCACAGTGCTTCGACGAGTGGCTGCACAAGCTGAACGCCGTGGCACGGGACGCCGAACGCCTCGGCGTCGAGATCATCAACTGCGACCCGGAGAGCCGGGCGACCATGTTCAAGCAAGGAGCAATCGAATGACCCATGACGAACTGCGCAGCGTGGTCCTGAACCACGTCCCCCTGGCCTACCAGCGCACCCTGCTGGCCGTGGTTGATGAGAACCGCCGCCTGCGGGCGCTGGCCCCGGCGCCTGTTGCGCCGCTGGCCGATGAGCGGTTGGAAGAGCTGTTCCCCGGCTTCGTGCCCAAGGGGGCTGGACAGTGACCGCCGTCCTGCGCCACGCAGGCAGCGCCAACCCTGACAAGCCCGGCACGGCCTTCGGCAACCAGCAGTACGCCGGGGGTGGGAACACCCGCCACTGCGTGACGTGCAACGCCTGGCGACCGGTTGGCGGGGGCTGGAAGAAGGCCAACGCCTTCGGCCAGATGCGCTGCCCGGCTTGCGTGAAGGAGAAGGCCAATGCCACAGGCTGAGATCCGCATTCGCCGGGAGCCCTACTACCGGCTGGACGCCATCACGCAGGGCATGAAGCGGCTGGGCTTCGAGATCGTGCCGCGCACCACGCCGGCCCCGGGCAACGTCCTGGTGCTGTGGAACCGCAAGATTGGCCGAGACGACGCGGACGCCACGGCGATGGAGAAGGCCGGCGGCAAGGTGCTGGTGATCGAGAACGGCTACCTCCAGAAGGTGGACAAGACCATGTACGCCGTCAGCCTGTCCGAGCACCACACCGGTGGCCCTGTGGGCGACACCGACCGCTTCGGCCCGCTGGGGTTCGATCTGCTGCCGATGCGCGCAGGCGGCGAGGGCGTGCTGGTGTGCGGCCAGCGGGGCATTGGCTCGCTGCTGATGGCGAGCCCGCCGCAATGGGCCGAGAAGCACGCGGAAGGCTTGCGCCGGGCGGGAATCCCGGTGCGGGTACGCCCCCACCCGGGTAATTTCGCTCCCAGGATCCACCTGTTCGATGACCTGATCGGCCGGCTGTCGTGCCACGTCTGGTCCAGCAACGCCGGGGTGCGCGCTTTGGTGCTGGGCTGCCCCGTGGTCTACCGAGCCCCACGCTGGATCTGCGCCGACTGGCATCTTGGCCGCGATGCCGCCTTGCAGCGCATGGCCTGGAGCCAGTGGTCGGTCCCTGAACTCGCAACCGGAGAGCCGTTTGCGCGGCTGTTGGAATGGAAACGCTGATGAATGGCACGCCGTTGCGGCCCGTCCCCGGCGGCTACGTGGTCCTCGGGCCACGGCCGATTCGCGTCGGGGACGAGTGCTTCATAGAGGATGCGTCTGGCAAGATCCGCCACGTCATCTTGCTTCGCGGAACCGGCCGCAAGAGATGGCTTGTTCACGCCGCATCCATGCGCCGTTACTGCCGGGCAGCATCCCGGGCCGCGATTGCGGTGGCAACGAAATGCTGAAGATCCACCCCGTTCCCGGCAAGAAAAAGTCCGAGGACCTGTGCCGCATCGTGGCAGACAGCGCCCCGGCCAGTGCCAAGGGCCACGTCTTCTACGGCGTGAAGGAAGGCAACCTCGCTGCGTGGCGCAAGGTGCTGGCGAGCGGCGAGGACTTCTACGTCATCGACAACTCGTACTTCGATCGTGCCCGGGGCGTGCAGTACCGGGTGACGAAGAACCACTTCCAGCACCGTGGGCAGGGGCACACGACCGGCGAGCGGTTCGCGGCGCTCGGGTACGAGGTGAAGCCGCCCCGCGAGCCGGGCTTCCGCGTGCTGGCCGTGGAGCAGTCGCCAGTGCACATGCGCTGCGTGGCGGGCGATGAGACGTGGCTGGCCCGGCGCACCTGCGGCGTGGCTCAGGACGTGCGTTGGCGCCGCTGGAACGCCGACAAGCTGACCGTACAGGCCACGCTCCAGGACGATCTGGCCTGGGCCAATCTCGTGGTCACGCACTCGTCGGCCGCGGCCATCGAGGCGCTGATCGAAGGCATCCGGGTGATGGTGGCGCCCATGTCGGCCGCGTACCATCTGACCGACTTCTCCGACCGGCTGCGCTTCTTCGGAGTGCTGGCCGACAACCAATGGACCCTACAGGAGATCGCCGACGGGGCGATGTGGAAATGACGAAACCGAGCAAACCCTGGTTCGCGGTGGGCAACGTGCCCGGCGACCGCACCCTGGACCAGCAGATGGTGGGGCTGGGCATCCTGATGGCGGCTGTGCCCGGCAAGACCGTGCTGGACTGCGGCTGCGCACAGGGCCTCATCAGCATCGAGGTGGCCCGCGCCGGCGCGAGCTACGTGCACGGCGTCGAGATCCTTCGGCCGTTCGTGGACGCCGCGTGGAAGGAGTCCGGCGATCTGGAGAACGTCGGCTTCGAGCAGGGCGACATGAACGTCTGGCGCCCGTGGTCGCCAAAGCAGTTCGACATCGTGACCGCACTGGCGATCCTGCAGAAGTTGCGCGACCCCTGCGCCGTCACGTCGATGCTGGCCGACACGGCACGCGAGCTGATCGTGATCCGCACACCCCCGGGCAAAGACCCGTGGACCCTACCGCCCGAGCGGGGGCGCACCGTGCCGCACAACATCGGCGCCGTGCTGTGCAGCCGGGGCTGGAAGCTGTCGGAGCAGCTTGCCGGCACCTTCGGCGAGGTCATCGGCTACTGGGAGCGCGCGTGAGCCTTCTGAAGCAATACCGCAAGCTGGCCGACGAGGGCGACAAGTTCCACGGCCTGACCATCCTCCAGCACACCAAGCAACTGCGCGGCATCGTCAGTGCCAACGAGATCGACAGCATGATCGACTGGGGGTGCGGCCGGGGCGACGCCTACTTCGACCCGCACAACGTGTGGAAGTCCATTGGCGTGCGGCTGTCGCGCATCCAGCTCTTCGACCCGTCGTTCAAGCACCGCAGCAAGCCCCCGAGCCGCCCAGCCGATCTGGTGGTCTGCTCCGACGTGCTGGAACACATTCCCGAGCCCGAACTGCCCGCCTTCGTGGCCAACCTGTTCGCCCACGCCAAGAAGCACGTCTGGGCCAGCGTCTGCTGCCGCCCGGCCGAGAAGTGCTTCCCGGACGGCACGAATCTGCACGTCACGCTGCGGCCCATGCTGTGGTGGGAGGACCTGTTCGCCGAGCACTGCGACGGCAAGGCATTCACCCTGACGGAGACGCCATGACCCTCGCAGTCAGCACCTGCCACCACGAAGGGTGGAAGAAGTACGGCCGGCGCATGGCCGATACCTGGGCGATGAACTGGCCCGTGCCGCTGGTGGTCTTCGGTGAGGGGTTCGACCCGTCCGACGAGGGCTTCATCCAGCGCGTGCCTGACCTGAACGGCATCGCGTGGCTCCAGGAGTTCAAGCGCCAGCACCCCTACAAGCGCACCGGCCCCTACAACTACCGCTTCGATGCGGCGCGGTTCGCGCACAAGGTGGCTGCGGTGCTGGAGGCCAACGACTCCCGGGTTCTCGACTTCCTGATCTGGGTGGACGCCGACACCGTGACGCACACCCCGGTGCCGATGGAGTTCATCGAGTCACTGCTGCCCCGGGGCGACGAGTACATCGCGTGGCTCGACCGCAAGGGCAAGTACCCCGAGTGCGGCTTCTTCATCCTGAACTGCCGGCACCCGCGGCATGCTGAGTTCATCTCGGCGCTCCGAGCGGCCTACGTCACCGGCAGCCTGTTCAAGATGGCCGAGTGGCACGACAGCTACGTCATCCAACAGTTGGTCGAAGGCATGGGCCTGAAGACCAGATCCCTGAGCGGGCCGGAAGGTTTCAAGACCTCCCACCCGTTCGTCAACGGCCCGCTGGGCGCCTACATGGACCACCTCAAAGGCCCCCGCAAGGCGATGGGCCGGTCCCAGGCACGCGACCTGAAAGTCCAACGCGCCGAACCCTACTGGAGAAAGAAATGACACCCCACGTCTACGTCGGCTACGACGCCGTTGAGCACGACGCCGTGCTGGCCCTGGAAGACACCCTGTGGCGCGAAGGCAGCGAGCGCGGCACCCGGCTCGTGCAGGAAGACCTGCGCGCCCGGGGCCTGTACACACGCCCGGAGGTCATCCAGAACGGCCAGCGGTACGACATCCTGAGCCAGGCCCCGTGCAGCACGGCGTTCTCGCTGACGCGCTTCCTGGTGCCCATCGTGCAACTGTCCGGCTACGCCCTGTTCGTGGACTGCGACATGGCCTTCCGCGAGTCGCCGGTCACCATGCTGCACGAGGCGCTGGCAGCCGAGCCCGGCAAGGCCGTGTGGGTCGTGAAGCACCAGCACGCCGGCACCGAGGGCACGAAGATGTGCGGGCTGGCGCAGACCCAGTACCCGCGCAAGAACTGGTCGTCCGTGGTCCTGTGGAACTGCGACCACCCCGCAAACCGGCGCCTCACCCTGCGCGACGTGAACACCCGCCCCGGCTCGTGGTTGCACCGCTTCGGCTGGCTGGCCGACGACGAGATCGGCAGCCTCGATCCGAAGTGGAACCAGCTCATCGGCGTGCAGCCCGACAGCGAGATCCGACCGGACGAGGGCATCCTTCACTGGACGTTGGGTGGAAAATGGTTTGAGGACTGGCAAGGCGGCCCGTTCGACGACCTGTGGCTGGATCTGGCCCGGAAGGCGGGGGTGCGCTGATGGACGCGCACCTGTGGGCGGCCCTGTTCAGCGGCCTGGTGGCGCTGTGGGCGTGGGGCGAGGCGTTCGATGTGGACGTTGATTTTGGCCCTGACGGGTTCAGCTTCGGCCTCGGTGTCTGCTGGGAAGTGGTGCTCGTCGCAGTGGCCGCGAGCGCATCCTGCGCGATCTCGCTGTGGAATGCGTAGGCAAGCAGGTATTCGACACGAAGGCGCTGGCCGAGAAGGTGGCGAAGCGTTCGCGGGCGTCACGCACCGCGGCGCTGTCACCCTACAAGTGCCAGCACTGCAACCAATGGCACATCGGCAGCCATGTAGGCCGCCGGTGGCCCATGCGGCGCGAAGAGCGCCGGAAGGATCCAGAAGATGGAACGCGACCCGAATGGGAAGAACCCGCACGATGGCGGGGCAAAGCTTGATGCCGGCAAGAACCGGCTCGGATTGGTGTTGGGCGGCTTTGCCCGGGCGCTGACCGAAGTAGGCCGGGTCGGCACCTACGGTGCTGGCAAGTACACCGAAGACGGTTGGATCACGGTGCCTGACGGCGAGGCCCGGTACACCGACGCCATGCTGCGGCATCTGCTGGCAGAGATGCGGGGCGAGGATTCGGACCCCGACACGGGTCTGCTGCACGCGGCCCACGCCGCCTGGAACGCGCTGGCGCGGCTGGACCTGATGCTGCGTGAGCCGGCGTTCCCGCCCCTAGAGCAAGGCGGCTTCGGCTCGGCGCCGGGCCACAAGGCCGGGTAGCACCCGGCCCCCGCCGCGCGTCCACCGCATGATCTCCCGGCGCGCGGCTTCCCAATCCTGCTCGTTCACCCGTTTGCGCAGCGTCGAGCCGCGCAGGGCCGTCACCCCCAAGTTGTACGCGAAGTCCGTGAGCGCCGCGATGCGCTCGGTGCTGTCGGCCCCCGGGCACAGCGCCAGCACGGCGGGTAGGTACTCGCGGCGCAACTGATCCTTCGCCAGCGCGTAGGCGTGCCCGCGAGTGATCGGCGGATCGGACATCCGCACCGGGCGCCCGTCAAGGTACCGGGTCGAGCCCAGGCCGATCGTGGCGACTCCTGCTGGGCAGAGGTACGGCTTGAGGTAGAGCCCCTCGAACCGCTCCAGCATGGGCACGACGATGGCGAGAACGTCGTTCACCGGCCCGTCCGGCTGATCCGGCCACCACAGAAGAGACCCAGCACCGCGGCGATGATCTCGGCGAACATGCCGGAGACGACGACATGTGCCGGCCAGATCGAGTTGCCCACCAGCGCCAGGATGCCGACCGTGGCCAGCGCCGGGCGGATGGCGGCGTTCCACTTGCCCACCCAGTCGTCCCGGCTCATGGCGGTGTTCAGGCCCTCCATGGCCGTGTTGAACGCCTGAGCAGCGAACGACTCCTGTGCGGCCGTGCTCTGGGCTTCCACCACCCGCACACCGGCCTCGGCCTGCGCTTTCACGGCCTCCTGCTGCCACTGGTGGCGGTCGCGGTCCTGGTCGTGCTGCACGCGCAGCATCGCCAGCTCCTGCTCGTGTTCCTTCTTCGCCTTCCAGACGGTCATCGCCTCGCCCAGCAGCCACCTGAAGGCCGTGGACCCGAGGAACGTGAACAGGGACGTGAACATCTCAAAGCTCCGAATCGACAGGCACGCGCTTCCGGTGGGCGAGGAACCAGTGCCACCACTTGTACGTCTGCAGCAGGGTGTAGATCAGCGAGACGACCCACAGCACGATCGCTGCTTTGGACATCCCGCCGAAGAACCCGGCGGCCGTACTGCCCAGCCAGGAGAAGATGACGGGGAGAACCCCCGCCGGATGGTCGTGCGCTGCCATGATTCCCCGCAATGTGATTCTTGACATTTTCGCAGAACCCAGGTTGCGTGCCTTCGTTCAGCTCAGGGGGTGTCCGGCGTCGGCTTCAGGCCGCGCACCCGGTCCAACCGCTTGCGGTCAGCCTTCAGCGCCACTTCGAGGTCGATCCCCTGCGCCGCGGCGAAGTCTACCGCCGCCTGCGCGTCGAAGTCGTCGATCATGTCCGTGATCGTCTTCAGCGGGGCGCGTTTGCTGGTTCCACCGAGCCACCCGCGCCCGGTCAGGTCTGTCTTCTCCGACACCGGCTTCGGTGTCTTCCCGCCCTTCACGGTGTCAAGAGCCTTCTTGAACTCCGCGATGCGCTCCCTTGTGTTGCGGATCTTGTACTCGCTCCCGCCTGCGCGGACCGTCACGAAGCTGTTCCTCGGGCTGATTTTCGGGACGCCATCTTTCTCCGCGACGTTCGGCATCAGACGGGCAAGATACCCCTTCGCCCCGGCGGGAGACAGCCCCGCCGTCTGGTCGAGGCGGACTTCCTTCCCGGTCGTCCCGTATGTGCCGTAGACCGTCCAGTAGCCTTGCTTGTCGTCCCGGACAGCACGTAAGTAAATGTTGTAAGGCGACTCCGCATCCGGCTGGTGCCGCATGTGCAGTACCTGGTTGCCGTTCTCCCGATGCGGCCCGCTCACGTCGTCCGGGGTGAACTGATCACCGCCGGCCTTCGCGTGCGCCTCATCCAACTGCCGCACAAGCTCGGCCTTCACCTCGGCAGGGGTCATGGCCTTGCCGGCGGGCTTGGGCGCTGCGGGCTCCACCGGCTCCGGGGTGGTCTGCGGGGCGCGGGCGTCCGCCTTCGCAGCCGCGCGGTTCGCGCGCCGCGCTGCGGCTTCTTCGGTCTCCGCCTTGCGGGCACCCGGCACCTGATACCCCTCCGGCAGTTTCGCGTAGGGGTAATCGTGCATGAGCTGCCCGACAGCGCGGGGCCGTACCTCTTCCAGCTTGTCGAGTGTGGCGCGGGTGATCGGCTTGCCGGCTTTCGCCGCGTCCATCACGGCCTGCACCCACTCCTGCGTGTTGTTCGCGCGCCCGGCCTCCGTGTCGTACATCTCGCGGACTTCGGGCATGCTGACGCCGTTCTCGTCGGCCATGCTGCGCAGCTTCGCTTCGTGGTACTGCTTCGGCGTCAGGGCGAGCGGGTCGGGCTCCACGGCAGCGGGCTTCACCGGCTCCGGGGTGGCCTTCGGCTGCGCCCCGCCAGCGGGCGCCTGCGGGGCGGGTGCGGGCTCCTTCGACGCGGCCTTGGGGGTGGGCTTTCGCTTCAGGCTTTCAAGCCGCGCGTAGGCTTCTTGAGGCACCGGGTCGCCAACAATCTCGGCATGCCGGATGGCGTCTCGCAAACGCATCCCGGGGACGGTGTACTTTTCGCCGGCAGCGAGGATGTCTCTTCCATCCTGCGCGATAGATGAACCGGAAACCTGCGCCTCATATCCGGTTTGCCACGGGTATCCTTCGCTGTAGTAGCCTGGCTGGATGACGCGGCCAAGGTCGGCAACGCCATCATTGAGCGCTGACACAGGCACCGCCCGGGAGCCCCCAGGCCCTGCAGCCGTAGATCCAGCCTGATCCTGTGCCGGCTTCTCCGCAACGTAGCCCGCGGGAGCCTGCGGGGCACGGGCGGTGTCCTTCTTCACTGCGTAGTCGTATTCCGTCTTCGACAGGTTGTAGCCGCCGAGCCAGTACGATTCCTTCTTGCCGGCGGCTTTCACCTTGGCTTCGTGGGCACGCTGCTCGGCGTTCGATGCGTTGTTGAAAGCCCGGCGCGGCATCGGGGCCACGCGGTCCACCATCTCGACCTTCGGCGCGTCCCCAGCGGCAAGGCGGGCGTCAACGAACTCGTGGGCCTTCATGTCCTTGCCGTCCGCCCGGATGGTGCGGTTCATGTGGTCCATCGCCTTGATCTCGGCGAGGGACTTGCCGGCCGTTTCCGCGCTCCGTGCCTTCTTGGCGTCGGCGCGGGCTTGCTCTTCCGCGGCGCGGGCTGCTTCTGCGGCCTTCTCCCGCTCCGGCCGGGTGCCGTGGCGCTCGATCACCTTGCGCTCGTTCTCAGCCATGCGCTTGGCTGCATCGAGCCCAGATGGCGTCTGCACCCGCTCGCCGGTCTCCGGGACCGTCACCTGCCACCACGTCGGCTCACCGCTCTTGCCGGGGATCTCCTCGATCTCCATGCCGGCGTGGGTGATCTTCGTCGGTTCCGTACCTGCGCCCCCACCAGCGGGGGCCTGCGGGGTGGCTTCTTGCTGCCGCTGCTTGGCGGCGGCAAGCGATGCTGCGCGCCGGGCAACTTCTTCCGGGTGGGCATCGATTTGCGGGCGGAACTTGTCGAGGATTTCTCGCGCCCGGGCTTCATGCGCCAGCCTAGCGTCTCTCGCGCGCTCGTTCAGCGCGTCTTGCTTTTCGCCCTTGCCGCGAATGCCAGACAGCTTGCTTTGCAGCGCGCCAAGTTCTTTTTCGACCGCCGCCTTCTCTTCGTCCCACTGGCGTTGTGACTTGGCGATCTCAGCGTCCTGTGCGTCCAGTAGCTGCTGCCGAGTCATGCCCCTCGTCGGTTCCATGCCTGCACCCCCACCAGCGGGGGCATTCTTCGTCGGTTCCACACCTTCGCTCCTGCCCCCACCAGCGGGGACCTGCGGGGTGCGGGTGGGCTCCTTCGCACTTCTGTTGATCTCTTGTAGATGCTGGAGCGCCGGAACCGCTTCGTACTTCTCGGTGTTCAGCGCGTCAACCTTCTTGCGGTCGAACGTCTCCATCACGACCTTTCCGGTCGCCTTCTCGCGGATCACCCAACTCGCGGGATCCCGCAAAAGAGATTGCGTGAACTCGCCCTTCGTCTGTTCCATACCTTCGCTCCTACCCCCACCAGCGGGGGCCGTGGTCGCATTGTCCACGTTTGTAGCTTCGGGTACAACCAGTTCCGGCGTGATCTCCGTCACCTCGCCCGCGGGCAGCGGTTCGAATTCCATCGCCTCGCCAACAGGGATCGGGTTCTCGGTCACTTCGCCCACCGGCAGCGGCTCGGGCATCTCGGGCATCTCGGTCGCTTCGCCCACGGGCAGGCGCTCGGGGGCCGCTTCCACGACCTCCGGGGTGATCTCTGTGGCCTCACCGACCGGGAGGCGCTCGGCAGGCGCCGTGGGCAGGTCGGGCTGGCCCTCGATCACCTTGCCCACGGGGATCTTCTCCGCCTTGGGTTTCGGCAGACCCGGCTGGCCTTCCGCCACCTCGCCGACCGGCAGCGTCCCACCACGCAGCTTGTTGGCCTCGGCCAGCAGGGACTGGCGCAGGTCCACGTCGTCTGTGGCCTGCGCCGCGGCATCCAGCTCGGTGATGTCCGTCTCGCGCTTGATGATCTTCTTGATCTCGGCCTCGCGGGCGTCAAGCACCTTCTTCACCGCTGCGCTCGGTGCTTGCCGGCGCAGATCGGCGATCTTCGCCAGCCGCGGGTCAACTGCGGACTGCGAAACCGCCCGTTGCGCTTCCGGGATTGACATCTCCGTGGCTGCGCCAACAGGGATCTGCTCCGATACGGGCGGCTGTGGGGTGTCGGGCGCGGCTGGCAGTGATGTATCGGGTGCAGGGGGCGGCGTGTCGGGCACAGGGGGTGGCGTATCAGGGGCCTGCGGCGGGGGTTCGGGCTTCTGTGCTGCGCGGGCCAGTTCTGCGTCATGCTCCGCGGCCAGCCGCTTCACGAGGTTCGGGCCGAAGCGGTTGTACGCCTTGCTGCCACCCACAGCACCCACGCCCAGTTCCAGCAGCCGGCCGGGGCTCGCGTAGGCGCGCATGCCGCCCGTTCCCACGCCCACGCTGTTGCCACCCACGCTGACGTACCCGTGCCCGGTGCCGCTGCGGTCGGCCACCAGCGCGCCGGCCTTGGCGAGGTCGGTCAGGCCGCCCCGCTCGTTTGCCACCCGCTGCCGGCCGGCTTCGCTACCGGTCAGCCGCTTCCACAACTGCCCCGGCTCGTAGTAGCCGGTGCGCCCGAAGTCGTCGATGTCCGGCAGGATCTCCATCGCGTAGGCGTACCGGCGCCGGAACTCCCGCATCTCTTTCGCCTCGGCTGGAGTCATCTGCTTTTCCACAGCGTCACGCATGGTGTTCTGTACGTCCCGCAACCGACCAACCAAGTCTTGATTCTTGGCGTTGCTGCGGATCTGGATGCCGATGGCCGTGTCCAGCTCCCGCGCGGCTTGCCCTTTCAGCACGCCGGCGTTTGCTTCGGCCTTGCCGATGATGTCGTTGATCCTGTTGGTGGTCAGGCGGCCTGTCTCGGCGTCTGCGTTGCCCGCAACGTCTTTTGAGATCGCCTCCAGCCGGGCGCGCATGTCTTCCAGCGGAATATTGTGCCGCGACATGCCGGCCCCGATGCCGCGCCCTTGCTTGTCGAATGCAGCGTGGTAGTTTTTGATCGTCAACTGCTCGGCAGGCGATTCTGGGTCCAGTTCCTTGATGAGCGCCTTCGTGAACGCCTTGGTGTTCTGCTTGTAGACGGTGCCCCCCGCAGCCGTGCCCAGAGCCCGCACCGTCTCGCCTTCGGCGACGTGGTGGGGCAACACGGTGAGCCCGGCCTTCTCGGCGGCAGGGACGGCTTCCAGCAGCGCCGGATTCGGTTGCACCATGCGCTTGGCGAGCCCGCCGGCCGGTTTCACCGCCCCTGGCGCCTCGCCAGCCACCGGCGGCAGGCCGGGCGGGGCTTCCGTGGTCGCCATCGCGGCCTTCAGCCCCTGGCGCGCGTTGCGCAGGTTCTCGGTGTGCCGGCCCGTGCCGGTCACGCCCAGCGGCCCGGCCAGCACCGACGCTCCGTGGCGCTGCATGAACTCGCCCACGTCCTGCGCGTACTCCTGCCCGAGCGCGGACGGCGGCTTGGCGACCGTGGCTTCGGTGAACTGCTGTGCCCGCTTGCTGGCCGTCTGCTCAACGAGGCCCGCGCCTTCCTGCGTGCCGAACTTGCCACTGGCGATGTTGCGCAGCATGCCTTCCGCCGCACCCAGGCCGAACCCCACGCCGCCCGGCACGATGCTGGCGATCGTGCTGCGCGCGGCCTCGACGCCGGCCCGGATCCGGCTGAACAGCCCGCGCTCTTCCTGCGGCACGGGTGCCGGGCGCTGCGCCTGCGGGGCAGGCTGGTACTGATCGGTCGGGATCAGGCCCACGCGATCGGCGTAGCCCTCCGGCGTGCCAGGGATGTCGGCCACGGGTTGGCGGGCCGGCGCGGAGGCACTAGGCGCTGCCCGCCCACCGTCCAGCGCCGTCACCCGCTTGCCGGCGAAGTCCCGAGAGGCCCGGCTCTCGATCTGCTCGGGCGTCACGTCGTCCGGCGCATTGTTGTAGACGTGATTGCTGCCGTCGTCAAAGGTAACGGTGATGTTGCGAGGCATATTGTCACCAGTTGCTGACGGTCGCGCCGCCAGGAGTTGTCTTTTTGCTCGCCGGCCCAGTTGTCTGCAAGCCACCCAACGCGGCTTCTCGTTGCTTCTCACGCACGACTTCCGGTGCCCGGCCGGCTGCGTCCATCTCGCGCTTGAGCTGCGCGATGATGGCCACGACCTGTGCGTGGCTGTCGGCCGTGCCCAGCATCTCGCGGGCGTGGTTTTTGTCGGATACGGTCGGTGAGCCAATCGGGCTCACGGCGCGGGCGTAGGCGTTGATGAACGAGTTCAGCGCCGCGCCAAACTCCCGCACCTTCGTGTCGCCCGTTTTCTTCTCGAACGCGACGATGGCCTTGTTCAACGGCTGGAACGACGTGCGGTTCACCCCCGCCGACGACTGCGTGACGAGATCCGCCATCGAGTACGCCTCGGACTTCGCAAGCTCGAAGTTGGCAGCGCGCGTACCAACTGCGCGAGATCCGGCCAGTCCGCCAGCCACCTCGGCGGCGTTCGCAATCTGCTCTCGGGCCCCACCAGAGTACTGCGGCACGACGAGATTCACGTCGCGGACGAACTCCGTGTCCCGCCCGGAGCCGGCTGGCATTTTGCCGCCAGCCGCGAGAACTTGTGCCCAGTGGTGCACCGCCTTGCGATACTCCCCGTCGTCGGTGTACTTGGCGGTTGTCACGGCGCCGCCCTTGCCTTTCACGGGCTTCGCTGGGATCTCGCCACGGATCACATAGTCTTGGCCCGTCGCGCTGCGCACACCGCCGATGACCGCGATCTCCAGACGCTTGCCTTCAGCCGGGGTGAGTTCTCCGCGCTCCACCTTGCCGCGGATCTCGGCCAGCTTCGCATCTTGCGTCTGCACCCCGGCCGGGGCTTCCTTCGCCTTGGCGTCCAGGCCCGCCCTGACCCGGGCGGCTTGCTTGCGCTCGTCGTCGGTCAATTCCGCATATAGACGGTCTTCGAGCTTCATCTTGCTGCGGCCCAGCGCCGTCATGGCCTCCACGTCGGCCTTCGTCTGCTCGCCGACTTCCTTGGCGCCTTCCTCGATCTTGCCCTGCACCCTCGGGTCTTGCAGCATTGCCGCCAGCGACCCGAGCTGGCCCATGTAGTCGAAGGCTCGGGCCAGATCGACCACTTTCACCGTGTCGTTCGGGTCGGTGCTGCGGTTCTCGGTCAGCGGGGCGTCGTAGTAGCCGATGGCCCCGTTCTCCATCGCCGGCCCAGTAGCGCCGGGCTTGCGCACATACACGCGCACCACCGGCATCACCTTGTCCGGGTGTTCCTGCCCGTTGGCGTCCTGCGCCGGCAGCAGGTGCACGATTTCCTTGCGCACGATCTCACCGCCGTAGGGGCTTTCCTCACCCACCCCGGCGCGCAGTTCAGCCGCCAGCATCTTGTTCACGCCTTGCAGCGTCATGCCCTGGTTCTTGCTTTGCAGCCCCTGCGTCGCCATCTGTGCGCCCTGCACCGCGTCCAGCAACTGCTCGGGTGTGCGGCCCGTGGCAAGGCTCAGGTGGCGGTACAGATCGCGCCCGGGGGTGGCGCTCACGTCCACCGTGCCGGACTGCACGCCCGAGAAGAAGTCGAGTGCCTTCTGGCGGTCCTGCGCGAGTTCCGGCGCTCGCCGTGCCCGCAGGTCGCGCCGGGCCTGCATGTTCTGCGTGATCCGCTGCTGAAGCTCCGGCGGGAGCTGCTGACCCGACTGCAACGCCCCGGCGACTGCGCTTTGCAGCTCGGTGTGCTCGTCGTCCAGCAGCTTGCCCTGGTCGAGCATCTGCTGGCGCTCGTCCTGCGCCGTCTGCCGGGCCTGCTGGTCCGCGTACTGCTGTTGCTGGAGCCCGAAAGCCCGGTCCCGTTCTGCGGCCTGCCGCTGATCGAGCGCAGTCTGCCGCTCCCGATCCTGGATCTGGAAGCCCAGACCCATGCCCCGTTCAATGCCTTGGGCGAGCGCCCCACCCACGCTGCTTGCCATGTCCGTTCCTCAGAAGAGCCCGCCGGCAAGTCCGCCGACCAGCGCACCAATCGCGGCGCCCCACGGCCCGCCTGCGGAGCCGTACTGCGCGCCGATCGCCATGCCGCCCATTGCGCCCACCGACGACCCGAGCGCGGCGTTGCCGGCCTTGCGCTGCTGCTCCAGGTTCTGGTTGGTCATCTCGATCTGCTGCTCCTGCTTCGCGGTCTGCGCCAGCAGGCCGGTTGCTTCGGCCTTCTGCTGCTGCGCTGCGCCCGCGAGCGAGGCCCCGAGTCCGTAGGTCGCCATGTCACGCTCCTGATTGGGTGGCCTGCTTCACCGCGTCCGGGGACGGGCTGCCCATGAGGCCGTACTGGAGGTTGCGGGTCTGCGTCTGCGCCACGTTCTGCGCCTGCACGTCGGCGAGGCTCTTGCTCAAGCCGGCGGCGCGAGTCTGCGCGACCTGCTCATCGGCGTTCAGCGCCACGCCCAGGCCCTGCATCTTGCGCTGGAAGTCACCCTCCTGCGCCTTGAACGAGTTCTGCACCGCCGTGCTCGCCAATCCCATCGCCTTCGCCGGCTGGGTCGAGTCCGTGGCGAACTCGATCAGCGTGTTATCGAGCGGCACGTAGGTGCCCACGTAATCCGCCCACTGCTGGCGGGTCAACGCGGAGTAGGTGTTGCTGGCAGCGCCCATGTGTCACCCGTAGTTGTTCTGCCCGCGCAGGCCGTTCGGCAGGTAGCTCCCGCCGTTGATGCCGGCCGGCGTGCTTGTGGTCCCGTTGGGCTTCATGGCCTGCGAGAACCCGAGCCCCACGGCCTGCCCGGCGAGCTGGGCGTTGCCCATCCGGTTCTGCAGGGAGATGTCCGCGTCCTGCGCGGCCTGCCGGGCGCTCATACTGGCTTGGTCAGCCAGCCCGGTGTTCACCTGCGCACGCTCGCCCCGGCCCATCGCAGCGATGGACGACAGCCCCTGCATGTAGGCGCCGGTGATGGCTTGGTCGGAGAGCGAGATGTTCTGGCCCTTGGCCGCGGCCTTGTCGAGACTCAGCCCGCCCATGGCGAGCTTGGCCTTGCTGGATCCGACGCCCGCGCCCGTGGTGTTGAGCCCGGCCTGGAGCTTCTGTCCGGCCTGCCCGAAGCGCGCCTCAACGTCCGCGCCGGCCCGGCCGGCAGCGGCCTCACGTGCGCTGGAGCCTTCCCGCCCCATCGTCTGCGTCGTCTCGATCATGCGCTGCTGGACCGGCGCCAACCGCTTCTGGTAGTCCGCCATCAGGTTGTTGGCGTGCTCCGCCAGGGCCTGCTGCGCTGGTGTTTCCTGAACGCTGTTTCCGCCGCCCATTGACGATCCTCACGAACTCATCGGTTCCTCGCGGGGCCCACTCTGGCCCCAGCACACGCTTCCAGCCGCGTCGGGCGGCTCGAAACGCAACGGTCGATGCCTGAAGATCGCGTGCCATTTCCAGCACAGCGGCGTCTTGGCGCCTGAACGCCCCGTATCGGTCAGCCACAGCGGCCAGCACGAACAGTTCCAGGGCGTCCTCGGCTGGGTTCGGCTGCAGTCGCACGACCAGAAGGCCGTCGCTGCCGGCCAGCGCCAGCACGTTCGGATTGTCGCACTGTTCTGCGATCGCGCACGCCTGTGAATCAGAGAGTACGCGGGGGACAACCCGGCGCAGCCGCGCCAGCACCTCGCTGGCTGCCACGGGGCGGAACATCACGGGTTGGGCTACGGCGTGACCCACGACAGCCCATCGGTTGAGAACAGCGTCGCCCCGTTCGGAACCGCCACGAATGTCGACGCCGTGCCAACGACGGGCATGTAGATCGACTCCGGGCTCGCTGGAAGGCCGGTCGGCGTCGCCCGAGTCCACGACACCGTTGGCAACGGTGTCGCCAGGACTGACCCGTCCGTGAGCAACACCATTGCCGCTGCACCGGTGACCGCAATGGCCACCGGCATCGCAAAGCCGCCATAGGCTGTCGCCCAATAGGTCGCCCAGGTTGCCCCGGAGTCGAGCGACACCGCGACATTCGTCCCGTTCAACTCGGCCGCCACGACTTTCGTCCCGTACCCACGAACCGCCAGAACACCATCACTGATGTCGAAGCCCGTCGCGCACACTGACCATGCAGCGTTCACCGTGGGATTGAGGACATCAGCAATCGCTATCCTGGATACCTCGCCGCCACCGATGGCAAACAGATACTCACCGACTCGGGTAATGCTGATGCCACCTGACCCGTTGAAATCCTGCTCTTTGATCTTCACGGCCGAAAGACCATCCGTCGTGGAGTACAGGTACGGGCCGTTCAGGTCCGGGTAAATATACTCCCACGCAAACAGGTACATCACATCGTCGTACTCAAACCCCCAAACAGTAGCGACCCGCGCACCACTGATGGAGTCCGCCGGGTAAACTTCATTTACGATGTCGGTTTGCGTCGGTGATTGACCGGGAACTTTTCTGCGCACAGAACCTAGATAGGAGTCGAGATTCGAGTAAATCGCAATCTCCGTACCTGCAATGTTTGCGCAGTACGCATTACCCTCCGTCGAATACCCAACACCGCGCGTGTCGCCGACAGATACCACATCGCCGGCCGTCTCTGCTTGGTAGGAAACTCCGTCGTGTCTGTAGATGACCCATTCGCCGTCAATCTGTATAGGCGTCGCGTTGACTATGCTGTCGGACTGGATGTCGAATGGCACGATCGTGCCGCCCGAACCTCCGCCACCGCCGGAGGACGCGAAACGGTACGGGTTCAGCAGCATCATGCCGGCGTCCCGATCAGGTACACCTTCAGGCCCTTGGCGGTGCCGTCACCGATCTGGTCGATGTCGATCGTGATCTCGGCGTCGTCGGACAGCGCCGTGTCGCTGATGACCGCCGCGGCGGTTGCCGTGGTGCTGGTCTTCTCGGTGTTGTCGATGGTCAGCTTGGTGCTCAGGATCGACGCGCCGGCCTCGTTCACGTCCACCGTGAAGACGCTGCCGCTGGCCTGCGCCGTCGTGAGCGACGCGCGCACGTCCGTGAGCGTCATGGCGTAGGGCATGCGGAACGTGACCTTGCCCGTGCCGGCGGTCAGCGCCGTCGCCTCGTCGCTGCACGCGACGGCGATGCACTGGTCGGCAGCCGGGGCAGCCGGGGCAGCAAGCGCCGCGATGTCGGCCAGGGTCGTCTGCACGACGCTGCCGTCTGCCAGTTCGACGATCGCCACCTCGCTGCCGGTGAGCGCGTACCCGCTGGGGGTGAAGGGAAGTCCGCTGGGGGTGGGCATGGTCAGGACACCAGAATGGCTTGGCCGTTGGCGAGGATCGCCCGGCCGGCGTCATCGTACAGCACCACGTCCTGCCCGGCCACGGTCATCGTCGCCAGCTCGGCTTCGATGGCCGCCACCCGGACTTCGAGCGCCGCGAGGTTCGCCCGCTGCGTGGTGATCTCGGCAGCCAGCGCCGCGAGCGTGGCGTTCGTCGTGCTGTTGCTGGCCGCCGCCCCCGCGCCCCCGACCGTCGTCGGCAGGGTGGCGAGGTGCCGCTCCAGCGCCTCGATGCGCTGGCGCGTACTTTCCACCGCGGCCTGCACGGCGCGCAGGTCCATCGCGCGTGGCGTAGGGATGGCCGGCCGGCCGAGCGTCGCCATCAGCCCAGCTCCAGCACGTCTTCGGCCATCTGCACGACACGCACCGGGGACGTGCCCAGGATCTCGATTTCGAACTGCGTGGCGGCGTCCGCCATCGGCAGGACGAACTCGGTCTCCTGCGTGACTACGGTCTCGTACAGCTGTGCGCCGTTGGCGTAGAACCGCACCAGCAGGTTGTCGTAGCTCTCGGCGCGCACCTGCGCGATGGAGAACGCGCTCGGTGGGGTCAGCCACAGCTTGCTGCGCCAGCGGTAGTTCATGAAGGTGTCGCCACCCTCGAACTCATAGACCGTGGTCCCGTCCAGGTACAGCGGGATCGCCGGGTGCTCCGGCAGGCTCTCGTCGTCCGGCTCGGCGTCCTCGTCCAGCACCATGTAGAGCCGATCCGTCTTCGGGTCCACCCAGGCCGCGGTGAAGTGGAAGGCCATCCCCACCACGCCGAACCCGTTCTGTCGGGTGTCGATGGCGTAGCAGCCTTTGGTGGCGCCGGTGTCGTAGGACATCCAGTAGATGTCGTTGTGGGCCACCGCGGTGATGCTGCTGGGCACCAGCGCCTGCCACTGCCGCAGCGTGAACACGCTCTCGGTCAGGTTGCGAATCTGCCCCACACCGGCCACGGCCATCAGGCCGTCGGTGCCGGCGAACACCACGCCGACCCCGGTCAGGTAGGCCAGCGACCGCTTGCTGACGCAGGCGTAGGGCACCTCGGACTTCGACATGCTGTACGCGGCGGGGTCGTTGCCCACGGCCACGTAGACGTGGCTCTCGGTGCCGATCACCACGGCGTTGTCCACGTTGCCGATGGTGACGATCGCGGTGTCCGTGTTCAGCCGGTACTCGATCGGCCACGCATGGGGGTAGTTCTGCGCCGACAGGCACAACTGGTTCTTGCTGAACCCGGCCATGACGCCGTTGGGCAGCGCCAGGATGCCGCGCAGGTCGTCTGGCGGCAGCGCCCACACATCGGAGTCCAGCACCGCCCCGAGTTCGCTGTCGGGCAGCAGGTCCACGTAGTCGGCCTTCTCCAGCGCGACCTCGGCCACGAACTGGTAGGCCGTGCCGGTGCTGCCCGTCACGGCACGGTAGATCCGCTTGGTGGTGATCCCATAGTCCGACGAGACACCGGACGGTGGCGCGACGGGCGTGGTCACGGTCACGCTGACCCCATCTGGGCGCGTCAGTGTCGCGCTGGGCAGGCTGGGCGCCGACTCCTGCCCCAGGTCGTTCACGAAGGTGAAGACGTAGGACGTTGCCACCAGCGTCGGGTCGTACACCCCGGCAGACTGCACGAGGATGTTGTCGTAGACCGTGGCGGCCAGGGAAGCCGCCTGGCACAAGCCCACGTAGTTGCCGGTCGTGATCGTGATCTGGGTGGATACCGTCGCCAGTTGTGCGCTACCTGCGTACAGCGCCGCGGAGAATTCGTAGACGCCACCGCTGACCAACGACATGCGCGCGGTCAGGGTGTACCAAGTGTCGGAAGACAGCGACGGGATCGCTACGCTCGCCTTTGACGAAAAGGCGGCCGAGTCCCACCCGGCGACGGACCCCAGGTGCAGGGCGTGCCCGTTCTCGTCAACCCGCACCATCGGTAGTACGCCAGAACCAGCGCCGGCCACGACCAATCTGACGTCGCGGACGCTCGGCGTAACTGTCACGGCGCCAAGCGTGTACGAGGACGGGAAGAGGAAATCGGCCGACACGTTCAGCGACACACTGGCCGCGATGTCGTAGTACCGGCGGGCGTATTCTGACGAGGAATACACCGCGGCCGCCAACCCGTTCGTCACAAGGTAGGCCGGAGACGGTGACCCACGAGAAGCGTCCTGAACCACTCGGACGCTGGACACGTTCCACGAAGTCGCAAGCTCGTCGCCAACGTCCAGCACGTCCACCGTCAGGTCGTCCGCACTCGGGTCCGTGCCGATGGTCGTGGTCGGTGCCGTGTCCGGCGGCGGCACGCCCAGCGGCCGGGTCTGCGTGGGGTAGGGCTGGGCGCCACTGGTGGCCAGCGCCAGGGTGGTCACGCGCGGCTGCGCGTACTCCCCCGGGCCGGTCAGATAGGTGCGGTACGTTGTGTCCCCGCCGGTCGTCCCGCGCGCCACGTCTACGTCGCTGTCCCAGGACAGCCACGCGGTGTCGGCCAGCCGGTAGATCGTCTTCACCGGGCCGGTGTTCGCCAGCCCGGCCTCCATGCCGAACTGCCGCCACGCAGTCAGGTCGCCCGACAGCAGGCGCGCGTTCACCGCCGCCTGCGCGGCGCTGTCCGGCAGGCCGCGGGGCGTGACGCGCGGGATCTCGCCGCGGAAGTTGTCGATGGCGATTCTCATGTCGGCGGGTGCGTTCTTGACAGTGGCGCAGTCGGCGGCGTGAAGCTGCTGCCGGTGTAGACCTCCTGCGGCAAGATGCGCAGGTCGTCAACCCGGACAGTGTAGTGATCCGTCACGGTGAGCACGCCGCTGGCCGCGGACTTGATCGGCGCGGCCAGCGGCGGTGGCGACGCGCCGTGGTTTGCCAGAACGCCGCCCACGTACATCCGGACCTCGGTTGGTGTGATGACAAACGCTACGTGCGTCCACGGGCCGGGCGTCGTCGGCCCGTCACCGGCGGGGATGCTCACAGCCCGGTACAGGTTGCGGGCGTTACCTGACGTGTCTTGGTAGCCGAAAACCGACACTTCTCCGGACGAGTGCCGCACCCGCCAGATGAGCTCCGAGGGTGCCGACGCATCCGCGAACGTGAGGAAAGTGCCGTACGCGCTTTCCCACCCGTTTGTGCTGACGAAATACTCGATCGTGAGGGCGCCACCCGCGCCGACGTTGAAGTCCTGCGGGAACTGGCTCGTGCTGATCGGCATCGGAGACCCAGATTCGCCCCTACCGATCCGCAGGGCGTGCGAGCCTGCGCATGCGTCCGTCGTCAGCGCGTCGGTGGCCGGGGAGTTGCCGGTGAGTGAGAAGCTGCGCCCGCGGCAGGCGTCCACGAAGTCGCCATCGAAGTGCATCAGCAGGCCTGGCACGCTGGGCACGCTGGGCACGCTGGGCGGCGGCGCAGCGGCGTGAGGGATGCGAGCCCCTGCAGACGCGCCGCGCGGGATCACACCGCCTCCAGGTCGCCGCAGAGCAGCCAGACGTTCGCGGCGCGCTTGATGAGGGATAGCGTGGCGTACTGCCCGGCCGCGGCCGGGGTGAACGCCTCGTCGCGGTAGAGCAGGGTCACGCCAGACTCAGCATGCACCTCCAGCCGCGCGGCGCCCTCTTGGAACAGCACGACGCAGGTGCCGGCCACCAGATCGACCGTCGCGTCGCCGGTGTCCGCCGGCACGGTGATGGACTGCATGCCCGTCGTGCCGGTGGTGGCGATGCCGCCCTCGGAGTCGGCCTTCGTCAGCACGGTGTCGTTCTCGACCTCGCGCCAGGCCATGCCGCCCAGGACGACGGTCACGGTGCCGGAGTTGTCGCCCGTGCCGCGGGTGACGACACCGCCCACGAAGTCCACCGTGTCCGCATCGCGCCCGCCCAAGTCCACGCCGCCGGCCCGGAACTGGATGTAGTTCGGGAAGTCCTCGGCGCCAGGGGGCGGGAACGCCGCCAGCATCGGGGCGAGTCCGAAGGTTGCCATCAGGTCACCTCACGAAGGGGCGGGGCCGCACGCGTTGCGAGCCCATGTTGTGGTTGCGCTGCACCTGCGCCTTGGCGTTGGCGATGCCGGCCCGGAAGTCGCGGTCGTGGCGCTCGGCCATGTTCGGGTCCGTCCACGGCTCGCCGGGGATGCGTAGCAGGTAGGCCAGTGCGCCGGCCTCGATTTCGTTGCTGAACTGCGAGAGCGCCGCGCTGGGCACCCACGACACGTTTTCCGACTTCGGCTGCACGACGGCGGTGTACGCGATCCCGTACTCGCCGTCCGGCACCGTGTGCAGCGCAAACTGGCCGTGCGGCACGTAGGCGAACACCGTCGGTCGGCCTTGCGGCAGATTCGGGTTCCAGGTGGACGGGTCGCTGGGCAGCGCCGGCCACTTCTGGTCGCGGCCCCCGATCGTCTGAGTGATCTGCACGGCGCGCAGGCCGATGATCTCCAGATAGGGGTCGGAGCCCATGTCGTACTGAGCCACGCCGGCCGTGGTCGTGCCGGCGGCGTTGACCGTGACGAACTTCGTCTGCTCGCAGAACTCGCGGTACGCGCGCACGAAGGCCCGCCGCAACGTGACGGTGGGGCACCGGCGCACGATCTGCGCGATGTTCGTGAGTTGGTCGTTGACCTGGACGAGGCTCATAGGTCAGGACTCTGGGAGACGCGGGGAACGGTCGTTGACGTGGCGACGGACTTGGCGCCGAGGGCCTGTGCCCACTGCTGCCGGTACGTCGCGGCCTTCGCCAAGTCCTGCCGCTTCGAGTTCTTGGCGTAGGCCCGGCCGATCACGTAGGACGTGATGGCGGGTTGGTAGATGTCCAGCAGCGGGAAGGTGTCCGTCGTAGCGGTCAGCGCCGCGGGGGTGCTCCCATAGGTGCCGAACACCTGCCCGGCGCCGTTGTTGGGCGGGCTGACAAGGAACTTGCGCGGCGTGCGCGGATCGACGGCGAAGTTCTCCACCTCGGCCTGCTGGGTCGCTGCCGGCCAGAAGCGGTTCGCCTCTTGCAGCAGCGGCAGGTCCACCACCGTGACCGTGCGGCCCGTGCTGGTGTTGTGCGTGATGTCGATCAGCAGCACACCGCCGGCCGGCAGATTCTGCACGATGCCGGCCACCAGCGGGATCTCGCCGGACACCGGGTAGATGTCGGGCTTGACCGCAACCGAGTCGCGGATGGCCTCGTTCAGATAGGCCAGCAGCTCCGCGTCAGCCCAGCCCGCGCCCGGCGCAGGATCGAACAGCGCAAGCCGTGCCGCGTCGAGACAATCCGAGGCCAGCATCACGCCACCCCCTGCGAGTCAACGATCGCGGCCGTGGTGCGCTCGCTGGGCGTGTTTCCGATCACAAAGTTGGTGAAGATGCCCATGAACTGCCCAAACTTCGCAAGGTCTTGCCGCTTCGAGTTCTTGGCGTATGCGGACGCGACCACAAACGCCCACAGCGGGGTCTCGAACCAGTCTGGCACCGCGATGCTGTCGCTCGTGGCCGCGAGCCTGTCCGGCTTTGCACCGTACTTGACCACCAAAGCGGCCCCGGTAGCGGCCGGCGGGTACACGTTGAACTTGGTCGGCAGTCTGGGGTCGAACAGCACGTACCGGATGTTGGCGCTTGCCGTAGCCGCGGCCCACTCAGGGTGCACGCGCACGAACTCGTGCGTGGCCTCGACGGTCACCCCGCTGCCGGACGTGTTGGCGATGGCGTCAAGGAACAACACCCCGTCAGCGGGCAAGTCCTGCCACACCCCTGCGACAAGGCTCACGGACGCGACCTTCGGGTAAGCGTCGGGCTTGAGAGAGACGAGCTGGGTCAACCCGCCGTTCAGGTATGACAGCATCTCCGCATCCGCCCACGCCACGCCTGTGGCGTCCAGCAGCGTGTGCCGGGCGCGGGCGATGATGTCGGAAGCGAGCAGCGCCATGTCGGTCAGGCCAGCGATCCGGCGGCTTCGGCCAGTTCCATGACCTTCTTGCGCATGGTGCGCAGGTCGGCCGTCACGTCGAGCGCCACGCCGTACTCGTTCATGGCGAAGGCGATGAGTTCTTCCTTGGGCGCCTTGGACACGTCGAACGGCTGGGCGTCGTCGAGGACGGGCGTGTGCTTGCGGCCGTGCCCGCCTGAGTGCAGGTACGCCATGCGGGTCTTCAGGTCCGCCTTCGGGTCACCGTGGTAGACGCGGTAGTTTTGCAGGGCGCGGATGTTCGGGGCGTTCGGCATGAGCCGGCCGTCCTCGATGTTGATGAGCAGCGGTGCTGCGCCGTCTTGGCGCTTGGTGCTGGCTTGGCGCGTGGCCATGGCGTCCGCTTGGGCGGATGAGATCGGCATTGCGGCGTCCCGGGGGTTGTGTTCGGTGACGCGGCGCCCGAAGGCGCCGCGAGGGGGTCAGCGGGTCACTGGCCGTCGTTGCCGGGGGAAGCGCGGTGCTTGACCGCGCCACCACCGCCGCCCGTGGAGCGGTTGACCGCCTGCGGGGTGTGGTAGCGGGTCTTGGCCTTGCCGCCGGACTTGGACAGTTCGCTGGAAACGGTGTCGGCGGGCATCTTGACGGTCATGCCCGGCGCGTAGGGGTTCGAGGTCTTCATGGTGAAGCTCCTGGCGTTGGTTGCGAGGACAGGCAGACAGGGCCCGAAGGCCCCATCTTACTCCCATCAGCCGCGCTTGATGACGGCCGTGCCGACGTACTTCGGGCCGACGACCTGGAAGCCGTAGACCATCAGGCCGCGGACGATGTACCCGAAGTCGTTCGGGTTCTGGATCATCTCGCACTCGACCACCTGGGCCGCGAACGTCAGGCCGGCGCTGTGGCCGAACATGGCGTAGTGGGCCTGGCCCGGCGAGGTCTGCGACAGCAGGTTGCGGCTCTGGTAGACCGTGAATCGGTCGATCTCGCCGATCTTGCCGTTGCGCAGGATCGAGACGCCATCGCCGGCCAGCGACGCGATGCGCAGGTCCGACTTCTTGATGAGCGCCACGGCCCACGGGGGCAGCACGATCCAGCGGCCTTCGTCCGACACCGACTGCTCATCGAGGACGGTACCGCAGTCCACGATGAAATCGACGATGTTGGTCTTCGTCAGCCCGTAGGGGGTGGACGAGTCGCCCAGGTTCACGCTGGAGCTGTCGGCGCCCGCGGCGGTGCCGTGGTTGCTGGCGTGCACCAGCGCCGGGATGGTCTCCAGCATGTCGGAGTCCACCGCGATGCGCAGTTGGATCGAACCGTCGTTGGCGAAGATGTCCGCCATGTCCAGGTCCGATTGGCGCATGTCCACCGTGTTCAGCGCGATCGAGAAGGACTTGGCATTGTCGATCGCCAGGGTCACGGCGGTGCTGGTCGGGTACTGGTTCGACAGCCCGGCACCGATCGTGTAGTCGGAAACGACCACATCCGGCACCGTGCGGATCTTCACCTGCGCGCCGTAGCCTGCGATCTCGCCTTCGTAGTCCGTGCTGGCGATTTCGCCGAACACGGTGGTCTTGTACATCTTCTCGACCAGCTTGCCCGAGTACAGCTCGGGGATGAAGCCGGTGGTGGAACCCAGACCGTAGTCCGTGATTCCAGAGGTGCGTGCAACGCCGGTCATGGCAGTGCTCCTTCTTTGGGGTCGGGATCAGGGCTTACGCCCCGTGTGTCGCCCTCAAACGCGCCTCGAAACTCGCCCGTTCAGCATCGCTCACCTTCCCCAGGGCTGCGCGGCGGTAGTAGTCCTTGATCTCGGCCCGGCTCAGTGCGCCTTGTGCGGGCGCGGGGCTGTCGTTCGAGGAACCGCCGGCGTTCGTTGCCGTGCCGTGGGGTGCGATCGGTGGTTCAGGGGTCTTCGGCTTGGATTCCTTCAGGTACTGCTTGAACATCTTCGCCACCTTGGCCGCGTTCTGCGAGCCTGCGTGGGTGTTCAAGACTTCCTGGCGGACCATGCCGGTGGCCGGATCTTCCTGCGCGAGCCATTCGCGCCAACCGTCGGTGCTGTCGATCTCCAGATAGTCGGGCACTTCGGCAGCCAGGGCGTCATGAAAACGGCGCTGGCGGTCTTGCGAGGCGTCGTCGTCTTCGGCCTTGCGGCGCTCCTTCAGCGGCTTCAGTTCCGCTTCCAGGGCCTCCTGGACCTGCTTCTTCGACGCGCGTTGCGCTGCTTCGGCCATCGCCTGGCAGTGCTCTTCGCCGAACTGCTCGATCTGGTCCGGCGTGAAGTACGCCGTGATGTCGATCTTTTCCTCGGTGGGCTTCGCGGCTTGCAGGGAGCGGACCTGCTCCTGCAACTCACTGACCTGTTGCCGCAGGGCGCCGACGGCGGTCTGGCTCCGCTCACGCTCGGCGCGCAAAACGCCTTCCGTGACCTTGAACCGCTGCTTCCAGTAGCCGACCTCGTTCTCACGGGGGTCGTTGGCCTGGGGCAGCTCGACTGCTGCCGGTACCGCGTCTGCGGCCGGTGTGGCGGGGTCAACCGCCGGTGCTGGCTTCGATTCGTACTTCGCGCGCAGTTCTTCGGACATGCGCAGGATGGGACGAGGGAGCCGGGTTTCGTTCGTGGCTTGTGAGGCCGTCATGTGTTCTCCACGATCCAGGACCGCCACAGAAGGCGTCCGGGGTTCGGTTCGTGGGATGCGATGACCGCGATTCCCGTGCTACGCGCCATCACCGAGGCCGACGTGCGGCTGGTGCGGCGCGGGTGAGGCGCTGTTCGGCTTCCGTGATGTCCTTGCACAGCTCCAAGAGCTGCTTGGCCCGACCCTGGAACCGGTACACGTCGTTGCCGTCCGTGCCCAGCAGGGTCTCGTTCACGGAAGCCAATCTGGCCTCCAAAATCCGCAGCAGTGCCTGCCCGTCCGGTGTCCTTGCGAAACGTGCCAGGAACGACAGGTCGCTGGTGCTCAGTGTCATGCGCGCGACTGTATCACAAGGTCAGTCGTCATCTGCGAGCATCGCGGCTGTGATGGCAGCGATCGCCCGCCGGTTGTGCTCGCCAACGCTGCGTGGGCCGCCGAAGGGCGCAGGCAGCACGCCACCTCCCGCGGCCACAAGCACGGCCCGGCCCCGGGCGTTGTACTCGTCAAGCGATACCCAGTCTTTGCCCCACCGGAACAGCGGGGTCACTTCCGGGGCAGCCGCGCGAGCCAGAACGGGGTCCGGCAGTGCCGTCCGCACAGCGGTTGAGACGGCCTGTGCTGTGGCTACGCCGACGGCGGCAGTGAGCCGAGCACAGGCCGCAACTGTGGTTGTGCCCCGCAGGGACGCATTCGCACGCAGCGTGCGGGGTGCGACCCCGGCCGTAGGCAGCTCTACCCGAATGGGGACGAGTACTGCGCCACGCTCGTCTGGCGCCGGCTGGGGGGTTTCCTCCGGCTTCCTTGACTTGCGCAGCCACTCGACGCGAACGTTCGGCTGCTCTTGCCGAGCGCGTGCCCCGCCCTCCCAGTAACGGAAGAGCAACCCGCCGATCATGACGGATCGATCGACTGCAACGCGTCGCGGGCCTCGGTGTTCACCGCAGCCGTCCACGCTGGCGTCGCGTCGTCCTCCTGGTAGATCGTGAGGGTGCCGCCCTCAATGGCGGACTTGTTGCGGCTGGCGCGAAGGGCGTCGCGCACGGTGCGTCCGCCGTCACTGCCGCCCGCCAAGTTGCGCCCGAGCAAGGCGTCCGCGTTCTGCGCTGCCGTGGGGACGGCTTGGGACAGCGAGCGCAGGCCATAGGACCACACAGCTTGCGCGTTTTCCGTCGCCGTGGGGGCGCTGCCGCCCCCGGATCCACTCACCGCGACAACGGTGGAGGCGGCGGACTGGGTGAGCAGGACTTGGACTCCTGCGCTGTAGGCGATGGGGTCGCCTCCTGGACCGCCGACGAGGTTGCCGTTGGAGACCTTGGCGATGTACGAACCCGGCGCGAACCGAGTTTGCCAGCCCCCCAGGAGGT